GTCGTTTGTTTAACTTATTCCGCAGAGGAGGGTTTCGCCGAGTAAACTCCCCAAAACCACCGGTAGGGCCGGTCTGTCGTTTTGAGCTCCCAAAAGTATGCTTTAAAAGTTATTAGCTAACATCACAATACACAAACTTATCAAAAAGTATTGTTACGCAACTATGAGTTGGGTATCATTCCTTCTGGAAGGATAGGATATCCAAACTGCACATCATCGCGTGCTGCTAAATAAACCGGCTCATTAATAGTCGGTCCTAGATCATCTGGCGACGTTATCGACAGTCTTTGGGTCGGAAAACCTAAGACTCCGAATGGGTAAATCGCCAGTTGAGGTATGGTCAATCTAGTCATTCCATCCATGGGTGACCGATACACTGTTCCTGCACAAGCTCTCGCCGTCACATTATCAATATTCCAAACGGGTTGACCGTCGGGTAACTGAGTAGGGACGCGATCGTAGTGCCGGTATCGATAACCTCCAGACCGGAATAAAAAGGCGTGCCTCCATGATCCGAAAAAGGTCGTTCTAAAAGTCACTATATCCGCTGGTGTAAAGTCGGTTGACGCGTTATCTGAGTCCAGGATCTGAGCCTGGAAACCAAGAAACGCCGTCGCCGGGTCTGGTCGCACCGGGGAATATCGCTTACATATATCCGTAATAGGACCCAAGTTTTCTGAAGTACAAAATCCTCGGTCAATGTCATAAAAGACATTCTCACTAATGGGCGGGAATGTCTCTGTAAACATTTTTCCTACAGCGGCCTGTAACACTGGCTTCTCGTCCAACCCTTCCGGGGTAGGAAGCGAGCCTCTCCATTCATCGGGCAGAGGCGCTCGAGGCCAAGCGAACTGTATATCGTCACCGCCTGCTATCCAAATCATGCAATAAATCACAGGATCTAAACTAGCATCGGATGACGCTATTTTTGACTCTACTCTCAACCTAAATCTAGGTGAAGGATCTTCGGTCCAGTAGGACCTAGACAACCACGGTAAGGTAAACGAATCCATCGTATCTCCTTTCACATTGATAATCTTTGACAATCCGTTGGAGTAGTCCGTAGGGTACTGTCCTGGGTATTCACTCTCATTAATATAAGCCACCGAAAAACGTGCGCTTATAAATGCAGACGTGAAAAACATCAGCTGTACCTTAATCGAACCGCGCCAAAGGGCCGACGAAAGGTATGAATAGTCCAGGGGTATTTTGTAAGTCGTTGCCGTAGAGTGGCTTTGTATAGGCTGTACTATAACCGAATCTCCTTCTGCATCAAATACTGCAACTGGCATCCGCAAGCCAGGAATACGAGCATACTCAGACACCGTCCAATTCTTTGTCATAGGCATGCGCCCCGCTCCGGGGTCAACATACTTACCTTTATACATTCCTACCGATACGTTAGTATCCGGTATGTCCGCATTAAACAAATCCGTAGACGGCTCGATGTTCATGTTTTCCTGACACACGATTCTGTCCGGTTTGTCAAAGAGGAAGCCTAGTAGTGAACCTACAGGGCCCCAATTCTCCGTAACAAAACTGGCCAAACTAGAAACGCTAGTCACAGCATCTCCAAGGGTTACTGAAGAAATAGCTTCAATCGCTGAGTCGACGGTCGAGGTGGCACCCACGGTGCTCGCCCCCGATATATCATCGGCCGGGTGACTGTCTCTCTTCTTCTTCGGGTACTTAACCTTGGGTACGGTCATACTTTGCAGTTCCGGTAAAACTGCGGGTTCCTTAGGATAAGATAACTTAATGTCGGTAAATCTCGCCCACACCTGCACGGAAATAGTATCCGGCATCGTGTCCTTTGCTGTTTTCAAAGGAGCCACGATGTCTATCACTAAATTCGTAGGGTAGTCGTCGACGTCCGCGCCATCAGTCTTCTTCCAAGCAAAGGGCCATGTATAAGCCCACTCTTTAATCACTGCCTGATCTGAACTGGCAGTCAATATAGTGGGATCCAACACGGCTCGCTCGTCTACTCTCTCGCCCGTAGCATTAGTAGGATACAAAGTAACCATAAGTGCTCCATAGTAAAACTGGTTAGTCACCATTCTTACTGTTAATTCTATTCCTGTACGGTAGAAGTGGAACTGAGACAACACACGTGCATTACGCACATATTCTCTCAGGAGTTTATCCACATCTCCCCTAAATAACTCACCGGCCGGGTCCGTTGTCGCCCAGTCTAGTGTGAGTAGTTTAGTCTCTCTCTCTAATAATCTCGTGTCGTCAAACTCTCCGACACCATGCGCTATAGAAGCGTATCCTGTAGTAGCCTGCTGTCCAGTTTCTCCCACTTCGCCAAAACTCATCGTTGGAGTCATAAACAAAGTGGTCTCCGCCGGCTTAGTAAGCTCCTGAGGATGATCCGCCTG